TCTTCGAGCAGTTTATAGACGTCGGGCTTCGCCAGGCCTCCGCTTCTTGAGAGCGTATAGGAGTAGTCGCCCAATTTCTCGGATTTGTAGCCTTTCAAAAGCGATTCATCACCGTTTTTCAATGCAAAGTACTGTGCCAGCTGCAGCAAAGCGAGCCTTGCCTTTTCCGGCAGCGGATCATATTTTTCATCTGTAAAACGGTGCCCGGTTATCTGCTCGGCTTCCGCTTCCGCTTCAAGGATATCCTGCCGCAGCAATTCCTGCGGCCGGTTTTTCACGGCTTCAATAACGGAATATTGGACGATATCGTCGGGCGTGATCAGCAAGTTCATCACATCCTTCCAGAGCTTTTAGCTGTTGTCCGGGGCGCTTTCGCTTGTGCCCGGACTCGTTCCCCGCCGATCGGCTATGATTTCATCGGAACCGTTCGGACTAAGGCATTTACTCTTTTACATTGACGATTTTTGCAACCGCGTCTTCTTCTTCGAATTTGCTGTCCAGTTTTGCCGTCAGGACAATGATAAATTTGCGTGCGCGAATGTCTTTATCGACTTCAATTCTGATATTGCGCGAGAAACCGAGAATGATATTTTTCGGATGCGTCAAGATAATGTCTGATGCTTCGGCGGCCGCATCTCCTTCTCCGTATGCATACGGCTGAATATTTGAGACCCCTTTAACAGGCACGCCAAAAGCGGTTGAAAGTCCGCCCTGTACGGCCGCATCCCCTAGAGTGGTTTGACGGTCTGCGACGCGGTCTTTCCATTCAACCTCCTGACCGAGCGATGTGTAGAATCTGAATTCCTGTGGCACGCGCATATATTTTGCCGGAACAGCTTTCAGCCCCTGTTTGAAAAGCTGTCGGCTGATTTGCTCCCCGCCTGCATCGACGATGTGGGAGACCGATTGCTTCCGGATCCCGTCGAGCTGGGCAAGATACGGATCTGAAGATGCGACATCACCGTTGACGATCAGTTCTTCAATATCCACGGCAGCCCGTTCCGCCAGCATTTGCATCAATGTCTGTTGAAGGCCGTCTTTTTCAATGTTATTTTCGAGCGTGTCATAAGTAATGTTGACTTCGGCAATGACTTCTTTCGCATTCAGCTCGACCGTGCTGGTCACCGGTGCGGTTAATTGGTCTTTCGCCAATGCTTTACCTTCATCAGCTGCTCTTAAAATCCGCTGGCCAAAACCGATCTTTTCAAATTTTTGCGAGTCGTTTTCCATTTGAATGACGCGCGATTCGCTGAAAATTGTCGGCGTGTTTTGCACCATGCGAATAAATGCAGAAGCCTGCGCCGGATTCATTAATCCTCCGCTTTTCAGCGTCGCAAGCGACATCTCGGCTTTACGAATAATCTCTTGATTTCTCATTGTCTTCCTCCTCCAAATTAAAGCAATCCGCTCCAAATCGATTTTTTAACTTCTTCTTCCCCTTCTTTTTCAGCCGCAGCCTGCTTTGAGGCGCCTCTCATCTTTTCGAGTGCTTCAATGCGTGCAATAAGAGGGGCAAGCATGTCCTCGACGATTTCCTTCACATGTGCGTCTTGGTCTGTCTGCTGCTCTTTTTCATCTGCCGCCTTATCCCCTTCCAAATCGTCAAGACGTTTGAGAAGCGGAGCCAAGACGGCTTCAATCGTTCCTTGAACTTCTGATCGTTTCATCTTTTTTTCTTCCTCTCCCGTTTTTTGTTTGTCGCCGGCAAAAAACTGCTTAAACAGCTGAAAGAAACTGCCGGGCTCATCGGTTTCAGAGCCGGCGCGGGGCGCGTGCTCGACCGTTTCGGCAGTGCCCGCCATGCTGTAGCCGGTGATGCTTCCTTTTTTAATCTGTTCCCAGATCTCATCGCCGGCTTTTGTGACCAGCACCCAAGAGCCTTTCACAATCGTTTCGCCGTTTACTTCAAAATCAGCCGGCGCAACATAGGACTCCACGACTTCTCCGACGCCTCCCTGGAAATTGTGATCCTTGTCGATCTTCCGGGCATTTTTCAGAAAACCGTGAGCGGCTTTTTGAATTTCTTCAGCCGTCATAAAGTCGCCGTGGGCATCCTGAATGTCCGGCTCGTAGACTACGCCGTAGACGAGCTTCTTTTCATCCTCGGCTTTTGCAATCAGCTTGACTTCCTTTTGAAATGTCGGCGGTTCACTCGACTTCGTCATAAAAAATTTCTTTTTGTTCGCCGCTTTGTCGACATAACTGACGAAATTGATCTTGGCATTTTTAAGCTCTCTCGGCACGAAGTGTTCACCTCCTTTCAGTGATCTGCTTCAATGTCTCGACGGCTTCCTGCAGTTCAGGCAGCAATGCTCCGGCTTCCGCTTCAGCATTCTTTGAGCTTTCCTGGTAAACGAGCGGCCTGCTGAATTCTTCTTCCGGCCATTCATCAAGCGTCTTGCCGAGCACTCTGCCGGCCAGGTCGCGCAAATCATTTGCAGATACCGCTCCCGCCTGAATAAAAGGACCGAGCACTTTTGCGATCTCAAGCGGATCGCGAAAGTCCGGTCCTTTCAGCTGGAACCTCGCGTGAAAAATGTTTAAATCACGGAGAAACAGCGTATTCAGCTTGCCGATCAATATTTTCCGCTCCGGTTCAAAAACCTGTTCTTCGGTGATTTTGCGGGCGGTATCGGCTGTCGCCCTGTTATATTCATGGGCATCACCAGTGTAGAGCGGCGGGAGCCTAAAGGAAGAGCGGATTTTATTCCGGGTTTTCTCGTCATATTCAAGAAACAGCGCATCTTCCTGCAAAATTTCGGCGAGGGATTTGATGTCCACTTTCACCGGTGTAATGTCCTGGCTGCCGTGAATGTCTTTTTCCTGTGCGATCCCCTCTGCTTCGATCAGCAAAAATTTGTGGGCATTTTCAACGCCTTCCAAGTCGTTCATATATTCCTGCAGCTCTCTGTAGGAAGCCTCTGAGAGCATGCCGTTTTCAACCGTAATGACGGCAGGTACGTGCCGGCCTTGTCTGAAGTACATATAATTCAGCTCTTCCGCTTTCCGCGCTCCGTACAGGTTGACAATATTTCCGATCCAGCGCGGAACGCCGTAGACGCCGCTGCCGATTTTAAAATGGATCGCTTCATTCGCGCTTCGTTCAGGCGGAGTCTGTCTGTCAAACGCTCCGGTGGTCATATCCATGACGCGCGGATCGCCGTACTCTTTAAAGTACACTTTCCTGCCGTCAATCATCTGAACGTATTTGCGGAACCTTTTTTCCCTTTTGATGTTTTTTAGCGATCCGTTTTCCATGTAGGTGTATTCAACTTCGATCGGTTCTGTAAATCCGCATACGCGCATATTTTTGACATCGAGATATTCTATACCGGCCGGCTGCCCCGCACCGTTTCTGAGCACCTCCAAAAACCCGTTCCCCGTTTTTTCGCGGTCCTCTATCATATGGCTTAAAATCGTTTCAGCCGATTCATCAAAATGAAGATGGCGGCAAAAATCTTCAAGCCTTGTCCAATCGGTCTCAGCAGCTTTTTTCTTATCGGGCGTCACATCCGCACCGTTGAAATCAAAAGCGTATTCTACATCGAGCCCGAACCCCGCAATATTCGTTTTATAGGCGTCAATGCATTGCTGCAGAATTGAAGAATATTCGGCAATGGCTTTCAGTTCTTTCAAATTGTACGGCGGAGCGATAATCTCATCGCCGTAGATCTCCGAAAATTGATCTTCATATATTTGTTTTGTTACAGGCCCGTGAAAACGGGATTTCATGACTTTCGCTCTTACCGTTTGCTGAGTGGACATACGCTATCTCCCCCTTTTCCTGTTCGGCCGTTTTCTCACTTCCGGCTCAGCCTTCAAATTGGTGACTTCATAATCATCAAGCGCGTACCATAGCGCGGAAAGCGTGTGCGGATCAATTGTAAACTGATCCTCCTTCAGATTGCCGTCTTTATCCGTCGCATAGGTCAGCGGCTGCAATTCGTAGATCGTATTGGCACATCGGTCAGAACAGAATATTTTTTTAAACCGCTTGATTTTTTTCGTATATTGCAGGCGCGAGCCTTGGAACTTGCGGGCTGCTGTCATGTTAAAACCGTTCTGCCTGAAAAACTGAATGCTTTTCGGCTCAGCGGGATCAGCTTTGATCAGCTCCTTCGTAACCGCGAATTCGTTAAGCTCTTCAGCCGTCTTGTCGTCTGTCATTTTATTTTTGTAGTACTCCCAATAGATATATAGATATTTTTTGTCGGGATCGACGGCCGCCCGGACGACGGCATTGTAGGATGCCTCAAATCCGAAATCCATTCCGGTTCTCTTCAGCGGGTTGGAAATGGCGGAGATCTGTCTCATGACCTCCTCATGCTCCATCACTTCAAATTGCGGCAGAACCTTGGTGCCGTTTACCCCGAATCGTCCTTTTCTGGCAATCCGGTACAGGTCAGGATCATATGCTTTCATATCATCAAGCTGTCTGAGGTAGCTTTTCGGCAAAAACAGGTTGTCATCCGCTGTAGAATGGTGGTAATACGTATCACCGACGACAGCGACCCGCTTTTTGTACAAGACCTCATCATCCAAAATAAACCGCTTGTTCCGCTCATCCTTGAAAAAATGTCTGTACGTCCAGTTTGACTGGCTGACGGGGTTTGTCGTCAACATCATATACAGCCTGTGATCAGGATGCCTCAGCCGGCCGATCAGTTCCTTGAAGCCCTCATACTTCACTTCCGAACATTCTTCAATCCAAATCAGCGAGATGTTGTTGACGGATTTCAATTTCGCCGGGTTGTCCATCCCTTTAAAAATAATCCGGCTGCCGTTTGCAAACCTGATGTGCATCGGTGAAGAAACCGCCTCGGCCACCTTATGAACACCCAGCTCATCGATAATGGATGCGAATAAAGAAAACGTCGAATCCCTGTGTGTTTCAAACACTTCCCTTACGACAAGAGCGGTCCGCTTTTCCTGAAGCAGCTTTAATACGACTTTTAAAGCGGTATGATAGCTTTTCGACGAACCGTATCCGCCGACAAGAAATTGAAACGTCTGATCCCAGTTAAACAAATAATCTTCAAAATGCGGATTGACTTCTTTTATGATCAAGCCGGATCACCTTTTCGGGCGATTACCACTTCAACGGAACCTGATTCCGCATCTTTGTCGGCTTTTTGTCTGGCGAGCTTCAGCTTCTCATTTTCAATTTTCCGCTTAAATGAATCAGGAAAAAGGTCAAAATACTGTGAGAGCTTATCGAGCGCCTTCATTTTATCGGCCAGCTTAATCGCGATTCCTTCTTTCCCGAGTTTCGCTTCCGTGATGACTGTGCCATCGACGAGGTCGGAATGTTTCACATCGACAAAGCTGACCTCTTTCATAACCGGATTGTTTTCTTCATCAAACAGCGGTCCGGACTTTCCGACAGCCTGTACCTCTTTTTTGCCGAAAGTCACATAATCGGTCATATCGGCAAACGCGATTTTCACATAAACTTGGAGAACATCCATCGCCTCGACGAATATCTCCCCTACCATTTCTTTTTTGATCCGCCTGATTTCATCGGCCACCTTTTCGTTTTTCAGAAGCCGGCAGCCTGTCACATGTGCGCTGGCCGGGGAATAGCCCGCTTTTACCGCCGCTTGGGTGGCATTGAAGCTTTTCACATAATAGATGCAAAACAGCCGCTGCCGTTCATTCAGCCCTTCATTGTGGATGTCTGCTTTTCCCCGGTTCGTGTCATCCCCATTTAAAACCTCTTTCCAACGGTCGCGGGTTTTCCAAACGCTTACTTTTTTATTTGAAACACCGAGTTCTCTTGCGATTGCAAGATTCGTAATGTTCCCCCCGTATTGTTGATAGAGACGAAAAGCTTCATCCCTTTTTGGATCCCTTTTCCTTGGCATTGTTCATCTTCACCGCCTCTCATTCTCAGAAACAGTAATATTTCATCACTATATGAATCTTCCATTTATGAACAGTACGTTATATTTTTTTCTCTTTTCACTTATAGGTGGCAAACGTATGACAAAAGACAGATATCAGCGTGTCGACAAACTCTCGCATTCGTTGTCAGGCTGCTGAGTCGATGCTCACGAATAGGAGACGGCTAGCCGACCAGGCGTCGTGCCTGAACGCCGCCGTCATCATATCCTGTGAAAGTCAGCTCCGATGCTCGGCTTTCCTAGACTGCAAGGGTTGCGGGTCGCGTTGAAGGGATGACAAAATCCCAAAACAAAAAGCCGTTTTTGGATATTGTCAACAATCTGGATATATCGTTATGCCATACAATCGAGAGGCTTTTCGATTTGTTTCGCGATTTTCAGCTGTGCCCGTTTTACATTGGTTTGAACAGTAGACTTTTTGATGCCGAGCATGGCGGCAATCCGCTCATAGGAAAACTGTTCGACCTTATGTAAAATGAAGATTTCTTTTTCGCGTGCCGTAAGGGCAGACAGTGCGGTTTCAATCCGGGCTTTATCGTATGCTGACACTTCCTGAGCAGGTTCAAATGCAATCTGTTCTGAGAACGTGTCGATGATCTGCGGATCTTTCAGGAGCATCCGTTTATAAGCGTCGCGCCTGTCAATCGCCCGTCTGATTCCCGGCTCCCTTCCGTTTTCAAGCCAGTCGATCACATATTCCAAATCGGTCATCATGTTTCTGATCAGTTTTTTATCTTTCAGCTGTTCAGCCGTCAGCCCTTGTTCATCTTGATAGGGCCGATACAGTTTTTTCGTGTTTTTCAGCGCTCTTTTATATTCGAAAAGCAAATCTTCCATTTTGGTGTACCTCCGTTTTTTTGTAATAAAAAAGGACACCAATCAGCCGCACAGTAAGATGTGCATCTGATCAGCGTCCGCAGGCTTTCCGTCTTGGACTAATATTCAAGTTGTAGAACTATAGCTTAAAGCCGATTTCAAATTCGACCCTTGCGAGGTCTCCCTTTCTCGTTTCAATGACGGTTTTGCCGTGCTCAGGCGCCTCGGCCTGCCATGCCGTACCGTTCATGCCGTCAAGGACGATCACCGTCACCTTTCCTTTTTTGATGCGGCTTGCAACCGTCGTATCGTGGATATCTGTTAACTTTGCCGGATGGTTCATCTTTTTTCCTCCTCTTCAAATTCCGCTTTTGCGACGACTTTTTCTAAAATGCTCATCAATTGATTCTCAACTGAATCACCGGGAGCGTGTCGTTTTCGCTTCAAATAGGCAAGCGTGAGCTTCACTGCGGTCAAAAGTTCGGGAGCCGCAGCGATTAAGCGGGCATTTTTTTCCTTGGAATATGCGCTGTAGTCGGCGACTTTGGCAATCACCCGCCCGTTGGAATAAGGAAATCGCTTCTTTTCGGCTTTGCTGTATGCTGAATAAATGTACAGATCGGTATTTGTTCTGACGACGCGCCATGGTAATGGGCTGTACGCCTCACTTTCGTTCTTCACGTATGTCTTCCTCACTTTCCGTCTTCTTCATGCCATCGTTTCATTTGTGCATCTCTTTTTGCCGCTGTCCAGATGATGAGAATCATAGCTTTTAAACATTTAAGCACCTTGTTTCACCCTTGTTGTCATTTTTGCAATCAGCGCTTCCAGATGTTTGATCACATCCGTCAAATCACCGCTTTCAGCGCGGCAGTTCGGACAAGCGCGGAAAATCGTTCCGATCCTTGCGTCCTGATGGACTGATTTTCTCCCATTACATAGCGGACACATCAAACCATCCCCTCCAGTCTATGATTGATGCCGAAAGAGCTCCCGTTCAGGACGACGAGAAAGTCCTGGCACATTTCGACCAGCCTCGTTCCGAGCGCTTCGTCTATGCCGACAATTTCTTCAACGGTTAGCTCGCTGGACAGCATGATCGGCTTATGGTTCAAATACCTGTAATTGACGACGGCATATGTCTGTTCGATCTGCCATTCCGTCGCCCGCGGCCTGCCTCCCACCGGCTTAAACAGATCATCGAGGAACAGCACATCGACTTGCTTCATTCGGTTCAGCTTATCCTCAAGCAACGAGAAGTCCTGCTTTAAATCATTGAATCCTTCGACAAACGGAAAATACAGGACGGGTACGAAAAGCTTCCTCATCAGCTCATTGGCGGCGGCCGTCAGCAAATGAGTCTTCCCTGAACCGGGTTGTCCCAAGAGTGCGATGCTGTTTCTGCGGCTTTCCTGAATGTCCCGGTAGGCTTGTACATACTCAACAGCGCATTCATACGCCTCTTTTACAGATTGGTGCTTTCCTTCCGTCTTGAATTGAGCAAAGTTTAAGTTTTTAAATTGTTCGGTGATTTCGCTCGACTTCAACAACTTTTGCGCTTTGCGCCATTCGCGGCAGGCGCATGATACCCATACTTCCATCGTTCCGCGCCGTTCGATAAACCCGAGTTCATCTTTGCACTTCGGACAGTCATACCGTTTTGCGGCGGAGTCTTCCGGTTTGTCCCCCTGTGATAGACGGCTCCTGTTTCTCAGTTCGTCCATAACCTCTTCGATTGTTCTTTTGGGCATTGTTCTCCCTCCTGACAGTTGTTTTCGCTTCCGCTTCGGCCAGCCGGCCGATGATATATTTTTCACAGTAGCTGAAGACTTTGATCGTTTCATGGCGGCTTCGGCGCCGCGTCTCATACTCCTCAAAGCATTGTTCAAGCCATTTGATTGTTTGCGGAAGAGACACTCCGCGGGCGACAATCCGGGCGATGGCCTGGTAGTCTTTTGATGAGGGATGGACAGGCTTTCCTTCCTGTAAAGACCTGAGAGCGGCAAATCGTTCTGCTATTGTTTTTATGGAACTCATATTATGTTTTGTGTTAATTTGTGTGATATCTATATTGGATTGGACAAGCTTGTCCGCACGGCCAGTCTCTTCTGTCCGATCAGGCAGTTCTGTTCGGACATGGCTGGCGCAGGCAAATTTTTTTGAATGTCTGACTGACAAAATCATTCCGTAAGGCGCTCTTGTGACTGCAATGTAGCCGTTTCGTTCGAGAAGAGCGAGCCACCTTCTGATCGTTTTTTCGTTGACGCCGAATTGAAGAGCCAGTTCTGCTGCTTTCAGCGGCTTGTTGCCGAGCACGATGCCCCATGTCATCCCATCGCGTTCGATTTCCTTTGTTGTTGAACTGATGCACCATAAAAACAGCCAAATGGCATGGCCTATTTTCTCGTAGTGCACAGGTGTTAAAAGCCCTGAGTAAACCGAAAAGGGATAGCTTTGATTCAGCGGACGGGACATTCATCTTCCCCCTTCCTTTTGCCTTTTGCTGTTCAGCCTGAGGTACCGTTCGTATTGGCCTTTATGATCGAATTGGAATACTGGCTTTCCGTCTTTCGTAAAAGCGATGAATCCCCCGGCTTCGCCGAGCCTCCATTGATCAAACCGGTCTGAGCTGTAGGAAATCACAATTTTACCCATGCTGCCTCCTTTTGGATATCCGGCGATTCCGCCGGGTCTTCGCATTTGCTCTCTCTCGGCTTCCTTTGGATAGCCGTGCGTTCGAATGTGTGTGACCATCGGATGTTCAAGATTCATGACATCGCCTTCTTTCATACAGAGCTTCGTTGATACAATATGTATCTACACAGACCTGAAAAAGATCGGGAAACAGCAATCGATCAGGCACTGAGTAAAGCGTTTCGAATTTCAGCATCGTTTCTCTGCCGGGATTGCGTGTTCCCCTTTCGATTTTGCGAACATAAATCTCGGAGAGTCCAAGTCTTTCCGACACTTGCTTCTGTGTCCATCCCCTCTTAGAGCGCTACTTTCGATCAAATCGTTTTCGCACATGTTCTCACTCCCCCATTTTTGTATACAATACGTATCTGATGGTTTGATTATATACGTATTACACTTCTTATCATCAACACTTTTTTGATACTTTTTTTATTCATTTGTTTATTTCGATACATTTTGTATCTATAATAGAGATAAACATGCCGAATTGAGGAAGAGAGGTCATTCTATGTTAGGCGGCAGACTGAAGAGCCTGAGAGGAAAACGGACACAGGAAGAAGTGGCAAAGCAGATCGGTGTATCGCGGGCACGCTACTCCCATTACGAAAACGGAAGAAGCGAGCCGGACTATGAAACATTAAAAAAACTCGCCGATTACTATAAAGTGACGATAGACTATCTGTTGACAGGAACGGAAAAGAAAAAAACGATTGAAGACGAAATCGCAGATCCGGATCTGCAAATTGCATACCGCGACATGCAGGAATTTTCCCCCGA